TCGTGGTCCTCAACTGACCTGCACTCAGGTCAGAGAAATTGCAGAAACCGTAGTGGAATCTGACATGACGGATCACGATAAAGAAAGATTTCTATCAAATTTGTTTGGTAGATACATGACGCTGAGGTGTCTCAAAGATTAGGACGCAAACGACTGAAGGAACGGGAAACGGATCCTCGGAAACGAGAGAAGGTTAATCACCCATTCTTTTAGGAGTCACTACAATGAACACACTTACAATCATCAAAAAGCAAATCGAGAAAGCAGCACGTCTTCATGACGCACAAGTTCTTCACACTGCATATCGTGGTGTAAAGTATGAGTGCAAGCAAGAAGGCGAAGAAGTACATGGTACTTTCTGCTATCGCGGTCGTAATTATAGCAAGTGAGATTAAAGCGGGGGTTGCTACCCCGCTTTTTTTATGCTAAAATAAAGAATACCTTACCCATAAATTTATGGATAAAGAGAAACTAAAACTCATCGTCAAGAACCTTAAGTCTCTGACAAATGCGTTGGAGAGTGAGGTTTATTCTGACACTGATGCTTATAAGATTCAGTTACAGCAAGGCGGACCTCAATTTGGTTTTAAATATGATGAAGGAGACGATGACGGATACCCAGACTGATTGGCGATATAGTGATGAGCGAATGAATGTAAGAGCACAAGGTCTTAACATTCTTCTCAAAAAATTTGGGTCTGAAATTTGTGCAGACGGATCACCTCGCTATAGTAACCAAAGTATCTATGAATGCGTTCATGATTGGGTGTCCCAAGGAAACGTAAGACTCGATGGTATTGTTGCCTACTACAAAGCGTACTATGACCCGACTAAAAGATCAAATTAGACTAGCAAAAATGGCTATTAAACAAGCCAAGAAAAAACCAAATCTTTATACCGAAGAAGAACTTGCTTACATGGCAATTCAACTAGGTCGTGCTAAAATAGCACTTAAAGAAAAACAATTACGACGCAAGCAGGAGAAAGGATTTAGTAATGAATTCAGTGAAATTGGTAACAGTGACTCCAGACGCAGAGAAGACGATGGGGTACGTGGCGAGGGTGAGCAACCCGAACAATCAGGACAATCCTAAGGTTGCTGGTCTGCTAAAGTATTGCATCAAACACAATCACTGGTCTGTGTTTGAACAAGCACACATGACTCTGGAAATTGAGACTACGCGAGGAATCGCAGCTCAAATTTTGCGTCATAGGAGCTTCACATACCAAGAGTTTTCCCAGCGGTATGCTGATAGTTCTTTGCTGGCAGATAAGATTCCTTTGTTTGATCTTCGTCGCCAGGATACAAAGAACAGACAGAATAGTATTGATAATGTTGATGCTTTTACCAAGCAAGAACTTGAGATTACTATTCAGCGACACTTTGAATCTGCTATGGATATCTATAAGCAGATGCTTGATATTGGAATTGCAAAAGAATGTGCTCGCTTTGTGCTTCCTCTCGCTGTACCAACCAAAATCTATATGACAGGATCTGTTCGTTCGTGGATCCACTACATAGAATTGCGTTCTGCTAATGGTACGCAAAAAGAACACATGGACATCGCTAATGATGCTAAGCGTGTGTTCTGCGAACAATTTCCTATTTGTGCTGAAGCGTTGGAGTGGATTTGATGGCAACATACCCTGTAATTAATACTAAAACTGGCGAACAAAAAGACGTTGTTATCAGCGTTCATGAATGGGACCAGTGGAAAGACGAGAATCCAGATTGGACAAGAGATTGGAGTGATCCATCTACATGTCCTGCTTCTGGTGAGGTTGGTGAATGGAGAGACAAGATGAGCAAAACTCATCCTGGATGGACAGACATCATGAAGAATAAGATTGCTCCTCAAGCAGCAGTCAAAGGAAACAAAACAATTACCGACAAGTACCGTTAAGATTATGCCAGTTAGAAGTAAAAAAAGTAAGTCTCCTGGACAGAACATGACTGCGAAACAACGCAAACGTCGCAAACCAATTAGTGAAGATTACATGCTTCCTATTGAACCTCTTACTCACAATCAACAAATATTTTTTGATGAGTGGGATAAAGGTCAGATGATTTATGCGTATGGAGTAGCAGGAACTGGTAAAACATTTGTTGCTCTTTATAAAGCACTTAAAGATGTGCTGAATGAGTATACTCCATATGAGAAAATTTATATTGTTCGTTCTTTGGTTGCTACTAGGGAGATTGGTTTCCTTCCTGGAGATCATGAAGATAAGTCTTCTCTCTATCAGATCCCATACAAGAACATGGTACAATCTATGTTTGAGATGCCTGATGATGCATCGTATGACATGCTTTATGATAACCTGAAGGCACAGGAAACTATTTCTTTCTGGAGTACAAGTTTTATTCGTGGTACTACACTGGACAATGCAATCGTTATCATTGACGAGTGTCAGAACCTTAACTTCCACGAACTTGATAGTATCATCACTCGTGTTGGACAAGATAGTAAGATTATCTTTTGTGGTGATGCATCACAGACTGACCTTACTAAAATCAGTGAGCGTACAGGAATCATTGACTTCCAACGTATCCTTCAAAAGATGCCAGAGTTTTCTCTTGTAGAATTTGATATTGAAGATATTGTTCGTTCTGGTATTGTCAAATCTTACCTTATCAATAAAATTAATCTGGGTCTATGATGTTGTTTAATCATGTGGGACTAGATCCTATTGAAATGTCTGCTGAGATGGTGGATGGCAAACGTGTTTACCTTACACCTACAGGAGATAAGTTTCCGTCTGTCACCACTGTGATTAGCAATAACAAAGAGAAGATGGCGGGTATCGCAAGATGGCGAGCTCGTGTGGGCGAGGAGAAAGCAAACAATATTTCTTCTCGCTCTACTAGTAGAGGAACAAAGTATCATTCTATCGTTGAAGATTATTTCAACAACAATCTGGATCTAAAAAAGTATAGTAAGTTTCCTCTTCCCGTGCTTATGTTTCAGCACAGTCGCTCAGTTTTGGACCGTATAAATAACATATATCTCCAAGAAGCGGCGCTCTACTCAAAACATTTAGAGTTGGCAGGGCGTGTTGATTGTATAGCGGAGTATGATGGTGTGTTATCCATCATTGATTTCAAGACTGCTGCTGAACCGAAGCGAGAGAAGTATTTGTATGATTATTTTGTACAAGAAACAGCGTATGCTTGTATGCTTCAAGAAAACTATGAGTTGTCTGTAAAGCAACTCGTAACGATCGTTGCTTGCGAAAACGGAGAGACTCAAGTCAAGGTGGTTCCACCTAAGAAAGAATATTTCATGAAACTAATGAGTTACATCGACGAATATCAAGAACGATATGGACAAAAAACAATTATTAGAGGATAAATTTATGACTGCTGCGAGATTCTCGCAGGAAGTGGAGAAGATTGCTTTACACAATCCAGATATGAATTACATTGATTCGGTTATCCACTACTGTGAGCTAAACGAAATTGAACTAGATAGTGTAAATAAGTTGATTAGCAAACCTTTGAAAGAAAAACTTCGTCATGAGGCACAGCAACTCAACTTCATGAAAAAGACCAGTCGTGCCAAATTAATGCTAGTATGAGTTTTTTTAAATCTGAGTTAGTCCGTGGTGACATCCAAGAGATGATTGAACTACAGCAGTTCTGTTTTAGATCTGCTATGAATTTTGTTCTTCTAGATGATGATAGGAAGATGGATTACTTCGAGAAGTTAGAACTTCTTATCGAAAAACAAAAAGTATTTTATTTTCGTATCAAATTGAGTGACGATCCTGAAGCTGTCTCTGTTCTTGAGACAATGAAGCAGGGTGTTATTATGCTAGGAGCAACTCCTGACACTCCTATTGAGGAGATGTTTGATGAGTTGTCTGATAGAGTCCGACAGATGAAGGACAAACTTCAAAGTGGCACACATGATTGACGCCTGACCTGCCACCTGTTATACTAACTTCGTTGGGCAGATGAGTCAGGGAGACTTGACTGTACGTAAGACCCAACTTCCAAACCAAATCCAAACTAATCCGAGGTAATCTAATGTCATTTGCAGATCTGAAGCGTAAATCCCAGAACAATCTCCAGTTCCTACAAAAAGAACTTGAGAAATCCGCCAGCGGTAAGCAGGTTGATGAGCGTTTCTGGAAACCAGAGGTTGACGCTTCTGGCAACGGGTATGCTGTTATCCGTTTCCTTCCCGCACCTGAGGGCGAGACTGTGCCCTGGGCAAAAGTATATTCCCACGCCTTCCAAGGTCCTGGTGGATGGTATATTGAAAACTCACTGACTACTCTTAACGAGAAAGATCCTGTTGGTGAGATCAACCGCAAACTGTGGAACAGCGGTAGTGATGAAGACAAAGAGACTGCTCGTAAGCAGAAGCGTAAGCTCCAGTATTACAGTAACATCTATGTTGTCAAAGATCCTAAGCACCCTGAGAACGAGGGTAAAGTTTTCCTTTATAAGTATGGCAAGAAGATCCATGACAAGATCCTCGCTGCCATGCAACCTGAGTTCCAAGACGAAACACCCGTCAATGTATTTGATCTTTGGGAAGGTGCTAATTTTAAACTGAAGATCAAGAAGGTTGCTGGTTACTGGAACTATGATTCTTCTGAGTTTGATAGTGTCTCTGCTCTGAGCGCAGATGATACTGAACTTGAAAGCATCTGGAAGTCTGAGAACTCTCTGGAAGCTTTCACCAATAAGGATCAGTTCAAGACTTATGATGAACTTGAAAAGCGTTTGAACCTTGTGCTTGGCATTAGTCAGCGCACTGCGGTTCCTACCGTTGATGATGAAGAGTATGAACCTGTCACTTCTACTGGTGGGTTTAATGATTCTGATATCACTCCTCAGTCATCGTTTCGTCAGCAGATGAGTGCTCCTTCTCCTGTTAAAGAAGAGGCAGTCGTTGATGATGACGATGCTCTGTCATACTTCGCACGTCTCGCTGAAGAATGATATGTCAGGGATCAAACATTAACCGATCCTTAAATCTAAATACACGGACTTCTGCTACAATACAGGAGTCCGTTTTTAATGAGACAAGCAAACCCTAATTAGGAAAAAGAAATGAAAGCAATCGCACTTGCCGCACTGGCACTGTCAGCACTGGCGACACCTGCCCTTGCAGGACCCTATGTTGAGTCCAAGCATGAATTTAAAGGCACTGATGAAGACTTCTCTAAGCAAGTTCATCAGGGTCGTATCGGATATGAGTGGAAGACTGGTAACTTTAAGCCTTATGTTGAAGGTGGTCTTGGTGTAACTTCACCTGACGCTGGTGATCAAGAAACATTCACCGCTCTCGAAGTTGGTTCTAAAGTAAAGATCACTGATAAGTTCTCTGCTTATGGTAAGTGGGAGAACATCTTCCAAGAAGATTCTACCCGCGACTGGAAAGTTGAAGTCGGCACCAAGTACAAGTTCTGATATTATATAAATGAAACTCAAAGCAATCGCAGCTGCCGCCTTGGCAGCACCCTTGATGGTAGCTTGCGCTTCCACTGAGAACAAAGAAGTCAGTAAAGAGCCATACAAACTGAATGGCGCTGGTGCTTCTTTCCCTGCTATGTTGTATAACAACATGTTGCAGGATCTTGCTGCGAAAACTGGTAACGAAGTGAACTATCAAGCAGTTGGTAGTGGTGCTGGTGTCCGTCAGTTCAAAGCAAAAACTGTTGATTTTGGTGCCTCTGATGGTGCTGTAAGTGACGCTAAGCAACCTGCTGAGGGAATGGTCCACATTCCTATGACGGGCGGTGCGATCGTCCCGACTTATAACTATCCTGGTTGTGAAGTCAAGATGACCCAAACTGAT